TGGGAGTCGTAGGATTCCGAACAGGGTTAATCCCCTGAATCAACCCGAAGGTTGAGTTTTCGGTCTCGGTAGGCCCTCAGTCTGGTTGGAGCAGTTCTCTAACAGCATGGGACATTTTGATGGAGTTAATCCACCATATGTCTAAATGCCATGTTAGGGAATTGAGCAACGTGTACGCGGCACTTTTCGAAGATGCCAAATACACGTTTCCGACGCTAGCGACGGAGTTTGAGAGAGATCTCACCCGTCTCCTAGTCCTTGTGGAGCGAAGGGGAATTCGAGTTTACCTCGAAGACCTCCCAGCTGTTGGAAAGCACCTCGATAGGTGTCTTTCCGGCGGCCTCTACAAACTGTCAGGTTTACCTCTGACGAAGAGGTTTTCTGGCAGGGTAGTGATTCCGAAGTTTCTTCGGGGACTCTACCTAGAGGTTTTTCACAAGGATGGCCGCCTGAGGGAAGATTACAATGTCGACGCTGTTATTTTTCTACGGCAGATACTATTTGCCGCGAAGAATGCAACGTTTCCGTGTAGTCCGAAGAAGATCACAGACGAAGTCTGCGAGTTCTTCGAGACCGACAATTCGCTCCCAGAACCTGAAAAGTTCTGGGAAGCGGCTGGTCAATCGACTGGCGAACCTCCACAGGTCTACGAAGGATTTCGTAGTTCTGAGTTGGTGAACCAGAAGGTTGGCGAGCTTCCTCTGTGTGAACAGAGGGAGGTGTCGCTCTTCCTAACAATGCTGGATAATGTATCCAACATTGTTACCTCAACGTTAGGGCCTTATGACCCTGGCGCGTGGAGGTTCAGGCACGGTCCTGGCGCTATCTCGGAGGTGGTAGGTCCTACCAACAAGTATTGTTGGCGGAACTGGTCCAACTCTCTCGAGACCGAGTACCCAATTGCCGACTATGGTTTCCATAGTCATTCCAGTTGGGCAGACAGATGCAACAATGGCAAAGAGATTGGTTCAGCTGAGCCAGCCTCCCGCCTAGTTGCGGTCCCTAAGTCCTTCTCGAAACCGCGGCTGATTGCCGCGGAGCCGAGCGAGAACCAGTGGTGCCAGCAAAATTTGTGGCATTACTTTTCTCGTCGTTCAGAGTACTCCTGGATTGGGGAATTTGTTCGCTTTCGCGACCAAACCCTCAACCAGGAGCTCTGTACTAAGGGAGCCGTGGATGGCACGTTAGCTACTGTCGATTTATCGGCAGCTAGTGATCGTGTCACCTGTCATGTCGTAGGACAGTACTTTAGGGGTAACCCTAAACTACTGAGCTGCCTACGCGCATCTCGTACCCGTTTCGTTGGTCAGCAATTGACACCTCGTGTGCCATCGCTGATCAAGTTGAGAAAATTCTCAACAATGGGTAGCGCTTGTACCTTTCCAATCGAGTCGTTGGTGTTCCTCGGGGTGGCACTGGCATGCGTACTTTGTGTACGTAAGCTTCGTCCCACACTCCGAAACATCCGCTCCTTGATTGGAGAGGTGGCCGTCTTTGGGGATGACATAGTCATTCCCACTGACAGTCGGGCGTTCTTCGTGAAGTCTCTTGAAATCTTGTATTTCAAGGTCAACTACAACAAGTCTTTCTGGACTGGAAAGTTCAGAGAGTCCTGCGGTGTTGACTCCTTTGGTGGGGTCACTGTGACCCCAACCTATTGGAAGACACGCTACACGAAGGACAGGCCTGAATCGCTAGCCAGTGTGACGGAGTGCAGCAACAACTTCTATCAAAAGTTCTTGCTTCACACTTCGTCATACCTGGCGTCGACACTACCCCGGCATATTGCTAGGGTTGCCATGCGATCAGGTGTCTTTGGTCTGAAGTCTCGATTGCCGGTAAGGAATATCAGGCTCCAAGCTAGATATAACCCTTACCTCCAGCGAGACGAGATCCGCGTGTTGACGATGATTTCGTCACAGAGCAGATCGGCGACCAATGACGATACGGCGCTACTTCAGTACTTCACTGAACGACCGTCTCCATTTAATAAATGGAAGCACGGTGTGGCGTCGTATCCCAGGCTTCTTGCGAAGCTTGGGTGGGTC